AAGAAATACGCACTCACTACGTACATCGGCGTTGACCCGGCGGTATCGCTGGCCGACACTGCCGACAAGTTCGCCATCGCCCTGATCGGGGTGACGGAGGACGGTGGGCAGGCATACCTCCTGCGGCTGTGGGCGGGACGCATCCCGTTCCACGAGCAGGTGGACAAGGTGTACGAGTGGTGGAACCAGTACCGTCCGCAAGTCATCGGCGTTGAGTCGCAGGCTTATCAGAAGGTGCTGGCAGATCAGATCAGCCGAATGCCTGGGTTCCCCCCGGTTATTCCGGTGTTCGCTAATGGAAAGAAATCCGAGAGAATCCTCTCGATGGCACCCCTGTTCAAGATGGGGAGAATGAGGATTCACCGACACATGCATCGGGAGTTCATTGAGGAGTGGCTCGACTACGACTCCGCCCTCAAGAACACCAAAGATGATTGCCTTGATGCGGTGGAAATCGCCATCCGAAGTGCTGCCTCCTTGCTGCCCCACATGGACAGTAAGGATCATACGGAAAGACCGCTTACTCTACAGGAGCTTGCAGACAGGCACCGTAGACCACGGCGGGACAACTACGACCCTGAGATGGGAGTTGAGTTCTAATGGCATTTAGACTCTGCAACAAAGACCGCATGCTGAAGCCTGGTAAGTGCCTCATCTGTGAGACACACCCTGGACATCGTGTGGTTGACACCGGCTATAACCTCACAGCCGCCACCGTTTTCGACAAGCTGCGCGGGCGCAAATACATCTGCTCCGGCTGCGGCGAGAAGATCGGCAAGGCGCTGGGCATGATTACCCAGGTGCAGGTGAACGCAATGAAAACGGAAATCGACAGGCTGACCGCTCATGCTGCGCGGCTGGAGGAATCTCTGGCTATGCAGGATCGGCTCGACCAGTTGACCGAGTACCTGAGGAGGGACGATGCGGCTTCCGTGGAAAACGAAAGCGCAGCTTCTCCAGGAGGAGATTGACTTCCTTAGGGCTGGCTACGCACAGCTACAGAACTACGTGCTCATGACGGGCGGCGGCGCTCCTGTGCAGGCTCCTGTCTCTGCTCTCCCTAAGTCGGAGGGCTGGGATGGTGCGCCTATCAAGGATATCGCAAGCGAAGCCGTCCGCATGTATAGCACGGAACAGGAGGAGGACATCGAGTTCGCACTCCAAGAAGGACTCATCGGAGAAGCCGAGGCCGCGCGCCTACTGGCTGAGGCCGATGCCATCGCAAACGATATCGAAATCATGTAAGGAGGGTTAGGTGGCGTCTACTAACAAGAACGCTACGGGTAGCAAGTCTATCAGTGAGCTAAAGACCGCCGCTGACCTCACGCAGAAGCTAGACGAACTCAAGAAGCATCGCCAGAAGCTAGAGAACGACTGGAAGCTGAACCTGGCCTTCTATCGGAACAACCAGTATTGCTACGTCAGCAAGGCGGGCAGACTGGAGACCCTTCCGACTGAGGAGGGCGAGAAGCCGCGCTATCGCGTGCGACTCACCGCTAACCAAATCACTCCAGGCGTACAGACTCTCCTTGCGAAACTGACCAAGACGAAGCCGGTCATGTCGGCTACGCCACAGTCGTCCTCGACAGGGGACGTGAAGGCGGCGCAGATGAGTGAGTTCCTGCTTGAGGACTGGTGGGTCTCGCTAGGACTGGATGACAAGCTGGAGGAAGCCCTCCTGTGGTCAATCGTCGGCGGACAGGGCTGGTGGCACGTCTCGTGGGATGAGGAAGCTGGCCTTCCTATGGAGTTCACGATGAACCCCGTGGATGGCAGCGTCATCACCAACGACGCGCTCATCACGCAGTACAAGATGCAGCTAAAGCAGATGCAGCTTCCGGAGGACTACTCCGATCAGACGGTGTTCCTTGGCGATGTTCGCGTGGACGTGCTCTCGCCGTTCCAGGTGTGGATCGACCCCGCAGCCAAGACGTACACCGAAGCCAAGTTTGCAATCTGCGAGCACTCCATGTCCCCGGACGAGGTAAAGGCCCGTTTCGGCAAGGACGTGGTTGCAGACGCAGTTCCGACCGAGCCGGACAAAGCCCTCAAGATGGGCGACGGCTCCGCCAATTCAGGCTCCGACGCCAAGACCGTGAAGAAGGTCTACTTCGGCTACTTCCTTCCGCAGGCCGCGCTCCCCAAGGGGCGCTATGTCGTGTGGGTGGAGGATGGCGTGGGCAAGCCTGGCGAGGCTGTTGACGACAAGCAGAACATCCTCTACGACAAGCCGTGGGAATTCCCCACGAACGAACTGCCGCTGGTCAAGTTCAACGGACTCCGGGTTCCGGGGAGCATCTACGACGACGCCGTGGTCACCATGGCCCGTCCGCTCCAGAAGGAACTCAACCGGACGATCAGCCAGATCGTGCAGTACAAGAACCTCACAATCAAACCTAGGGTGTGGGCACCCGTCGGATCGCTCAAGACGCGAATCACCGACGAACCGGGTGCTGTCTATGAGTTCCAGCCTATCGCTGGGATGCGCCCCGAGATTGAGAACCTCCCGAGCATGCCGCCTTACGTCTTTGAGCACCTCAAGGATGTCACCATGCGGCTGCGGGATGTGTTCGGTCTCAATGAAGTATCCGAGGGCCGCGTGCCCCCGAATGTGGAAGCGGGTGTCGCTATCGACCTGCTTCAGGAAATGGCAACCGACCGACTGGCTCCGACCATCAAGCTCATCGAGACCTCGCTCGCGCGTGCGTCCAAGCTCCTGCTCATTCTCGCGCAGGAGTATTACGTTGAGCCTCGCCTCCTCAAGATTAGGGGCGGCGGCGGGTCGATGCAGGTCAAGAAGTTCAAGGGTGCCGACATCAAGGGAGGTGTCGATGTTACCGCTGAGTCAGGTTCTGGCCTTCCTCGCACTCGCGCAGGGCGGCAAGCGCGGATCGACTCCTACGTTGACCGAGGCGTTCTCATGCCTCACCAGGCGTGGAAATACTACGACCTAGCTGATATGAAGTCGGTGGCCGCTAAGTACGCTGCCGACGAGGATCAGGCATACCGCGAGATTGAGAAGCTCATCACTGGTGAGCCGCTCAACATGAGTGCGGTACGTCAGGCGCAGCAGGCTCTCATGCAGGGTGTCAACCCGCAGACGGGCCAGCCGCTCCAGTCGCCAGAGGAAGCACAGCAGATTCTGGAGACGGCGGCGTTCTCCCCTGGTATCATGGACAACGACGCAGTACACCTCGACGTGCTCCACGACTTCATGGTCAGCGTCGAGTACGAAGCACTTGACCCCGAGGCGCAGCGCCGGTTTGAACTTCACGCCACGCTGACGCAGGAGCAGGCTAAGTCCAAGGCTCCGCTGCCGGAAGGTCAGGCTCCGAGAGTCAACTTCGCTATCAAGGGCACGGCTGGGCCTACGGTGGCTGCCGAGATTGCTAACAAGGCAGGCATCCAGGTCACTCCTGAGGACTTCATGGAGGAGCCGCTTGAGACGTGGGTTACCGACTCGATGGATAAGCCGGACGCTGATTCGGCTGGGAATGATGAATTTACCCAGGCCGAGCAGGTCATGCAGGCGCAGCTTGCGATGGATAAGCACGCTGTGTCGCAGGCCGCGACCCTTCAGAAGATGGCTCACGCAGAGCAGAAAGCCGCGCAGGGTGAGGAAGCTCACCAGCAGGCCATGAAAACTGCGAGGGAGAAACCGACCAATGGCACAACGAAAAAGTAAATACGACGATGAGGCGAAGGGGGCGGCACTCCGCTCCCTAACCCTCAACGATGGAAACCTCACTCGCACCGCGCGGGAGACGGGCATCCCTAAGGGGACGCTACAGACCTGGCGGGATGAGTGGAAGCATGACGGCGTGCCCGACGCTATCCTAACGGCGGCGCAGGCACAAGCCGAGCAGTTCATCACAGACGCTACTTCAGCCCGTGACCTCGCTCTGAGCCAATGGCGACAGAAGGTGGAGGACGGGGAGGTAGCGGCCCGCGACCTGATGACAGGCGTGGGAGTCCTAACGGACAAGATCAATCTAGCACAGGGCTTGAAGCGGAAGGATTCCGACAAGCCCGCACTCGACCACGAGGCTCTCCGCGCACTAGCGAAGGGCGTTGTGGAAGGGGCTGTCTCCAGCGCGCTCCGGCGCGAGGAGGAGATAGAGGAGGCGGAGTATGAGGTCATCGAACACCCGCCTCTCAATCGCGGAACAAGCTAATGGCACTCCGCTAACCTAAGGAGCAGAAATGCCCGAAGATTATGTAGATTTGGATGCTGCCGCTGCTGCGGCCAAGGAACTCTTTAGCATCGGTGAGGCTTCTGACGAGGAGCCTGGCACTGAGGTTGAGGAACAATCTGAGGTCGTAGAGGAGGAAGCGCCAACGGCTGAAGATGAAACAACCGAGACCGAGGACGCACCTGAGTCCGAGGAGGAGGACTTCATCCCTAGGGCCGACCTGGAGAGTCTCCTTGAGGGGCTGGAGGGTGACGCGCGTGAAGCTGTTGTCACCGCCTACAAGTCCTTCCAGAGACTGTCCACTAAGCAGAGTCAGGCGAATGCCGAACTCCGCAGAGCCTTTGAGGGAGTCGATCCCGCAGAGGCCCGCCAAGCGTATGAGTTTGTTCAGAACCTTGGCTCTGATCCTCAGTTCGCTATGCAGGTTCATCAGGAACTCTCCGCTGCGTTGGAGCAGGCGGGTATGTCACCGCAGGCTGCTTCTCGTGAGGCCACTAGGCAGATCGAGGAGACCACCGAGGGAGAGCGATATGACCTCAGCGAATACGAGGACAACCCCTTCGTTCAGGAGTTGAACGAGTTGAAGCAGTGGCGTGCCACGCAGGAGGCTGAAAAGGCCGAGCGTGCGCGCACCGAAGCAATGGATCGTCAGATTCGTGAAATCGAGGAGGACGTGGCGAAACTTCGCCGCGACAACCCGAACATGGATGATGACGACATGGACGTGATTTACAAGATCGCCGCCTCTACGGGTGGTGACGTGTTCGCTGCGAAGGAATACTTCGATGGCGTGCGCGACCGTCTTGTCACGGACTACGTTGCTAAGAAGAAGGCCGTGCCGAAGTCGGCTGGTGGTAGCGGCGGTGCTCCTCATTCCGAGGCACCCGTCGAGATTACCGGAATCGACCAGGCGCACCTTCTCGCTGTGGAACGTGCTCGACACCTGATGGGGGGCTAACCTAGGAAACCTCAACCCTCGATAAGGAGGTAACCCCACATGGCTGGTGCCGGTAGGGATACCATCGAGGCGCTGCTCAAGGAGTTTTACATTCCGGG